GTCATAAAGTAGTGATCTAATACGGTAGAAGCTGCTTCAAGCACTGTAGTACAAGAGTCAATGATCTTCTCAGCCTTGATAGGACCATACTTAGGTAAACCGGGAATTTTGTCCATAGCGTCTCCCATCAACAACTGCTTTAGGAAGAAGCGATCTGCTTGCTCTTGGTCTACAATGTAGTACCTTTCTTTGTTGTACTTCGGATTGTAGTGAATACCAGATAACTGATCCATATCTTTGTCAACAGTTACGATAACACAGTTGTCGCCTAACTGTCGGCTAAGGATACCTAAGAGGTCATCGGCTTCGATGTTATCACCAACGACTACTTCGTCACGTTCATACAAGAACTCCTTAACTTTAATAAAGTGTTCAGGTTTTTCTTTACGACCCTTGACTCGCATTGTAGTCTGCTTGTAGTCAGGGTACATGTCGTCTCGGTAGTTCTTACCGTTTCTTGGACCTACTGCGATGATGCACTCATTGCAAAAAGCACCATCTGTATAGTCTTCAATGTTATACTTTAGCTTGTCTACTGCTGCTTGATAGTTTGTAGTCTCCCACAAAGTAGCATGCAATAACACATCACCATCAATCAACGCTATCAAGTTCGTCTACTACCTCTAATTTAAAATCGATATCAATTCGATCTTCTAGAATTTCAAGAAGATTTCCAATTTCATAGAACACATGTTTACCTTTGACAAAGGCTTCCTTTGATGGAGCAATCGTAAGACTGCAGTCGTAAGAATACAACTCGTCGAATACTACATACTCTTGAAGTCCTTTAGGTAGTGTATGGATGTTATCTGACAGGAAGTCACATAACTGGTAATACTTCTCTGCTGAAATAAAATCTTCATTACGGATAATACAGTACTGGCAAAAATGGTAAAAAAAGGAGTGCGTGTTCTACGCACCCCAATTTGAGTGATTTATCTAGTTCCCGTTCGTACTCTGCCTTAGTATAGTATTCAGGGTAGACTTTCTTAGTTGCCGACATTTGCTCGCACCATTGCTGAGAGGATTGCTTTAGTATGATCAGTATCAGGATAAAGCCAAGAAAAAATATCTTTAGTATAGTCTACACGACTAAGACCATTAGAATCCCAATTAAAGCTATTCTTATTTGTTTCATGGAATAGTTTGAACTTAACGCCTTGACCACGCTTTAGCGCAGTATTTAGAAACTCACGTAACAGATGTGTAGTCTCTCGTTTAGTGATATCCCACTTAACTGGCTTAGAACCACCATAGAGTGTTAGGATACCTTTACTAATGTTTAGATAACCGTCTTTACCTTGAAAACGAGTGCGAATTACATTTGTCATTCTTATTTTCCTTATACTGTTTCTTGATAGTAATTTACGATACCGTGAGCAGCAAAGTAAGCTTTAGCTACTTTTTCATTAGGGAAGAAGCAGTAGGAAACACCTACTACCCCATGTTCCCAAGAGTATTCAACCCAACCATCAACAGGTTCCCAAGGATCTGACTTAGACCAGATCTCATACTCTTCTTTAGTCATGCCATACTTAGACATTAGTGGGTCTCATACCAATTTTTACCGATGGCGGCTGAACCGTCCATAATCATTGCTCCGAATTGTTTAGGGGCTTCTCTAAAAGCCTTTAATGCTAGTTCCTTAGCTGCTTCAGCTTGGTCTTCACGAACAAGAAACTGACACTCATCGTGATACACAATAAGAGGTTGCCAGTCAAAGCCACCTTCGTCTAGCTCGTTTTGTAGTTGATCAATAGCTGCAGCAACAGTAATTTTTTCAAAGGACTGTAGAAGATAATTTAGTGCAAGACGTTTACCTTCCATAAAGATAGGACGACCGTCGAGAGCCATGATATAGCCTTTACCAGTCTTAGCTTCAGTAGCCTCGAACATCTTTTCAAGTCGAGTTACTAGTTCATTTAGACCTGGAATCTTTCTTAAGAACTCATTCTTAATCTTTAGACCAACTTCATTATTACGCCTTCCTGTTACGATTAGCGCTAGCTTACCGGGACCACCGGCGAAGATTAGAGCATAGAAGAAAGCCTTTGCTCTCTTTCGTCCATCTGGACCCATGGGGCCAACAATAGACTCAAGAATCTTTCTGTTAAAGTCATGAATATCACCTGCGCAAACAGCTTCGGTGTACTCTTTATTCTCAAGATAGTGCGCTAGAGCACGGTTCTGGTTACCCTTAGAGTCAGCACCAACAATTACATAGCCTGCTGGACTACTGAACAAACTGCGGATTTCAGGTCCGAAGGTAGCATCGGCAGACGGGATGTTAGCAATAATCCCATGACGAGAACGAGCAGTAGGAGTACCAATAACGAAGCAATCACCATGAATACGTCCAAGATCAGTGACATTTTCTTCTATCCATGTTTTAAGGATTGAATGACGAGAACGAAGAGTGTAGTACTTGTTGATCTTTTCACCAACTTCACCTAGAGGCTCAAGAGAAGCTTCGGTCAACTTGGGGCTAGACTTTACAGGTACACCTTTATCGTTCTTAACATAGTTCCACTCGTCAGGTTCCCAACCTAGATTATACAGAAGATCTTTGACAGATTCCATAGAACCGATATCTGGTTGTACTACTTCAACACGACAATAGTCACCCCACACTGGACGATCTTCCTCTTGACCACGAGCAGGATCAATCTCGAACCAAGCAGCAGTTCTTACAGCATAGTTACCTGTCTTGACCCAAGCAGGGGACTTATATTCAGGATCAGAGTCTACTTTAGCTAGTTTCATTCGTAGCTGAGGATTGATAAAGTCTTCAATCTTAGCCATTTCATCTTCTAGCTGTTGTTTTACTTCTAAGGCTTTAGCAACATCGAAAGGCCAACCATGTAGAATAGAACGGCCAACATAGCGAGAAATTCCATGTTCTACTTTTAACCCTAGTTTCAACTTGTCTTTGTTTTTACGAGAGCTAAGTTCATCTATTAAGTAACGATAAACTTTAACGTTCAACTCAACGTCTACTACACAACGATTCCGCATTTCAGGACTGTATTGTGACCAGTCTTCATGCTCTACTTTAGGATACTTAAAGAACTCACCCCAAGCCTTTAGACTATGCCCAAATCCAAAACGTTTATAGTTAAGGACTTGGGACATAATCATTGTATCTACTAGCTTCTGTGTCTTCTTAGGTTTCCAGCCAAGAAGTTTCTCAAGCACTAACAAGTCATACATTAAAATGTTATGGCCTGAAAGTAACCTACAGCTATCAAGAAAGCTTGGTAACTCTTTTAGTGGTCTTGCATCTTTGTCATAATCCGAGAAAACAGTCTGTTCACCCGTACTAAGATCCCTAGCTACAAAAATCCAAATAGTAGTAACCTCTGGGAGTAGTCCGTCCGTTTCGAGGTCAAATACTACTTGTTTATTTTTTAACATAGTCTACAATCTTAAACTTTTCGTTTGTTAGGGAGCGAAGCTGGTTGATCAGAATTTTTGCGGTACCATGAATATACGGACCCTCTGGAAACCCTAGCTCACGTAGGAGAGGACCAGTATACCCGATACCACTCTTATAGTTATCACGTTCACGAACAACGACAAAATTTTCTAGCATATTATACTTCTCCGAGTACTTGGACGATCTTGTCTAGGTCAATTTTATTGTTCTCTGAACACATACCTAGAATCGTCTTCAATGTTTTACTTTCAATACCATAGATACCTAGCAACTCTTCTTCGAGAGCAGCAGGATCAGACCAATCTACTTTACTTGCTGAGACAGCTAACGACAACAGTGATGAAGGACTAACACCCCAACCTCGCTTGATAAATTTGTTTAAACGGCTAATAGCAGAAAGAACGAAACGTGTATGACCTGTGTAGATCAACTCATTCTTAGCTAGAGACTCTTGACTACGACCTTCGTAGTATACAGAACCAAGGAGAAGACCAAGTGGATTAGGTCTCCAATACACCTTACAGTGTTCGTAGTCGAAGGTGGTAAACACCTCTTTAGGTTCACCAATAAAGCGGAAGATCAACTGAACTCCGTTTGTCAGTGTTAGAGCATTTTTAGAAAGATAACAAGGATAAACTTTTACTCGTTTGTTACCTTTGAGTTTCTTGACAGTATCGTTAAACTCTTCAATAAGGTCTTCAATACTAACTTGTGTTTCTCTAGCTAGTACTAAACGTCCTCGTTGTAAGTTTGGATTAATTGGATCGACATCGAACTGTAGTTTGAAGTAACTCCCAACTCCAATCCTCTGGATCAGTGTGTTGAAAACAGCTGTAGCTGCTTTTGTTGTTGTAAAGAACAAATCATAATCTTTAACATGCTCATCTTTTGCTGTACTTACAATAGCACCGCCAGCAATGAACGAACTACACAGAATCTCCTTATTGAAGACAGTAGAGCTAAGTTCTAGCTCAGTTAGTTTGTTTGTGCAGAGATTATTTACTGTTCTTAGAAAACTCATTTTTTCATCCAGCTAAAGACGTTACGAAGGTAGGTTAGGTACCAAACAGACTTGTTTAGTTCTTGTACTTCATCGTCCTTTCCACCTAGACGTAACATGTATTTCCATGTTTGACCTTTTAGGTGACCACGGAACTCTTCAGGAGTCATCATAAACTCCATCACTTCAATGTATTGAAGGCTAATAGAACCGTCTGGTTGGGTTACTGCTTTAACACGTTCTGCCGGAATTACAAGAACACCTTGGTAGTGTTTAGGGTTAATTGCATCACTCATTTTAGGATTCCAGTTTGTTGAACAAGGTTGTCGATAAAGTAGGCTAACTCTTCTGGGTCATCTGTTTCCCAAGACAACTTAGAGTCTAAGTGTACTACTTTGACTACTAGACAATCTAGGGTTTTATGTTTCCTTCGAAGTTTAGTGAAGAAGCGTTTAGCCTCATTAGGATCGAAGGTTACTCTATTAGGTCCACGTTCAGCATCAAGATGAATACTGAACTCCCACTTAGCATTACTTCGTTTCAGCCTCATATTTACCTGTAATATGCTAGAGTTGCTTCCAATGCGTCTTCAAGTGTAGAGTGAATTTCAGTTGAGAAGACCTCGACAAAAGGATGTACTAATCCCGGTTCAAGTACAGTGATAACAGTTTTACCTTGTTGAGAAGCCAAAGCTAACTCACAGATAGAACCCCATGCTTTTCCCTTACCTCTTGCTCTTAGATTCAGAAGAACAACATTTGAATTACGGATATCTTGAAGGTCTAGCTGAACAATCTTTCGAGCTAGATTAATGTATAAGGTTGGTCGTGAAACTTTTTCCTTCGTGTTGGATCTAGTGTATGAATCTGATGCCCATGAAAGAAGCTAGTGGCAGTTTCCCGCCACTCTGTTGCTTCTTTTAGACTGATTCCTTCAATTGGTCCAGCAAGGTAAACAGTCATTGTTTGTTCCTATCAATAAGGATCGTTTTCATCGTTCTTATTTTCAGTGTTTTCGACGATCTCATAATCGTCAGTTAGTTCAAACTCATCAGCATCCCCACGAGCCTCGAACTTAATTAGCTTCTTAATCTGAATACCTTTTAGAGTACGACCAGATTTATCTTCTTTAGTAAAGAAGCTGATGTTCGCAATAGAACCATTACCTACAGTATTAGGATCTACAGGAGTACCATCAGCGAGAATAACGTTGACTGGTTTGTTTGGTTTTGTTACGTCTTCGTTACCGTCTTTATCAGATTGGAAAGCATAACGAGATAGGCTAGTCTTGTAGACAAGCTTACCATCTTTGTCTTCCATTGGTGAGAACTTAAAACCATAGTCCTTTTCAAGTGACTCTTTGGTCTTCTTGTCCTTTACACGAATTTGTACAGAGAACTTTGCTGGACCCTTGTTCTGATAACGTTCAGGACGAGCAGGATCGCACTTAACCCAGTGAATTTCAACGTTGTTAATAATAGCCATTAGACATTTCCTTTTTATTTTTAAGACAG